ATTCCAGCGGTTGTGACACCAACCACAGTTTTATCACTTATCGCAGTAAAACTTTTTCCTCCACCAACAGTAACGTCCGTTATCCTATAGATGTCATTATACTGATTATAAGATTCAGAAGAAACACCTGTAAGTCGGACAACATCACCAACGTTATCATATATCTCTGTTACCGTGACAACTGCTTCTGAGTGTCCTGTTGAACCAGTTGTCGCAATACCAACAACATTTAATGTATTACCAATACCAAAAGCACTACCACCGTCCATAATCTCAACGGTGTTTATTTGTCCATTGATAACACCTACTTTAGCAGTTGCGTTTATACCAGTTACAGAAGCACCAATACTTACTAGCTTTGCGTTATAGAAATCAGCATCACTACCTGATCCATATTTTGTTCCACTACTTGCAATACTTACTTTTGTAACTCGGTTTAAACCATGATCAATTTTAGTATTGAATCTATGTGATGTTCCACCAACAGCAGTAACAACATCAGTAACTCCAACACCAACGTCAATGTCACGAATAAATTTATCAATAGTCTCTTTTGTTATACTCTTCTTAACATCATCTACCACAACATCTCCAATCGGTGTTGATCTTGCAAATGAAACAGAAGAATCTGGATCTGATAATGGTGTGTCACGATCTATTTGTGGGAATAGATTTGTTATGTTCTGTGAGAATTTATTATCAGTAAATGGATCAACAGCAGGTCTGTTATTTGCATTGACCGGAGTTATGTAATAGATACCATCTTGTTCACCTTGTTTATAAGATTGAACTTCTTCAATATCCTGAATATAATATGTTGTTTCAAAATTCTTTCTCTTAAAGTGAGGTAAAGAAGTTGTTCTTGTGAGAGTATCACTTGTAAATGTTCCGGGATCTGTTGTGATTCCAACTGTAAATTCTCTTGCACTTGTAATACCTGTGACATGGAAAGTTCCATTAAATCCAGTATTTGCAGCACCAGTTGTGTTTGTTGAACTTTGGATGTTAACAAGTTCGACTCTAGAATCAACTGAAAGATCATGTGGTAGTTCAGTTAAAACGTTAGCGACACTTGAAGACCAGTTAGCATGAGCAATAAATCTGAAGTTTCTCTGCTCATTTTCATGATTAAGTGAACCAGAACCAAAATATGTTTGAACTTCTGCATTTGTTGAACCAATTGACGTATTTGACTCTTGTAAAATAAATCCATCTGTTGGAGGTCTTGCAACTGCACCACCACTAGATGATGGAATCACATATCTAAATCTATAAATTGTATCATTCGCTGATCTTGTATCAGATTTTCTCTTAATGAATGATCTTGGTGTGGCAGAACCTAATGCAGTTGATCCTAATCCAACGACCACATCATCAAATATCTTATTATCTGTAGCAGCAGTTGATACATTAACATACCACTGATTTTCAGTTGTGCTGAATTGAATTGGATGTCCAATGTCTCCAGAATTCTTATCAGATACACGACTTACAATCTTTAATGATCCACCTAAATTATTAATTGTCAACGCAGACGCATTCTTTGCATCTGTTTCTGTTTTTGCAAGTTTTATATTTTTATTTGTTGTTAAACCAGCAGTCGCATTTGCACTTGTAATTGCAAAGTATACGGTATTTGCATCTAATCCATCTGGTATTCTTCCATTATCACTTAAAATTCTAACTGATTCAGCATTCTCAAAAGAATGAGCCTCAGTAAGTGTGATAACATTACTCGTAATACTGTTTATACCAGCAGAACTACGATCAACTTTGAATTCTTTTTGTGAACTATATTGTGTGGTATTAATACTATTACCATTTGGCATCACAATACGAGAACTAAATTCAGTAGGTGTGCCAGATGCATTAGGGACTAATACATTTAAAGTATCAAGATCTCTTGCACCAAATCTAAATCCCTCTAATACGTTTTCTGGTGGAGAATCTATGTTTGTTTGATTGAAGAGATATAAGTGAGCATCAGAACTTACACCAACGGTAACTCCTAAATCAATAGCATTGAATTCAATCGCATTTTCAGTAATTGGGACTTCTTTAGGTGGAATGACATGAGTAATATATCCCTTATCATCTTGTGAAAAAGCATCAGGACGGAAACCTTTTGATATTAACGCTCTCGCACCAAAGTTAGAGTTTGAGTTGGTGATTGACATATCACCACCAGTTTCAGATATAAAATGATCAGTAAAACCAATCGCAAATATAGAAACTGCTTGTATAACAGAATTATTACTACATTTTATATGATGGTTTGCATATGTTGGTTTGTATATCGCCCTTGAGTTTGTGCTTAAATTTTCATTTCCGGGAACTGTGGCATCATCATATACACCAGTTGATGAATTATATAATAAGAATGCATTATCATCTTTCTGTAGTCCAATACCAGTAAATTGTGCTACAACCATGGATTTGAATCCAGTTGCTTTCTGACCATCCGCATGAAGACCATTCATACCAAACACTGAACGCAGTGAGAGGTTAAACATGTATGGTGATGCTGATGTGACAGTATCGGTGTTTAATGTTACAGTTGCACCCGTTACTGGAGGCAATGGTGTAACAGGAGAGTTCTGAACTTCGTATTTAAACTGTGTGCTGCTTAATTTTTCACTTACAACAAATTTACCATTATATCCTGCAGCAGTAATACCACTTAATACAAATGGAGTGTCTACATCTAAACCAGTGACTGCTGATGTAGTTGTAACTGTAATTGTATCGCTTGTATTTGTGCCGTCACCAGCTTTAATACTTGAAATACCCACAGATGACCCTGTTGAACCAACAATACGGAATTCGTCAATTTTTGGTTGTATATCAATTGAAGATGATGGGAAATCTGGTTGTATTTCTCTTCCAGTCGCTGATCCATACGCCAAACCAACTTTTTCATAATACATTTGTAGATCTGTTCGATCTATACTTAGATTATTGAAAGAATCATTAATTTTTATATTATTAACACCATCTGCATATTCAAAACAAGTTAGTTTATGATGAGAAAAATTGGGAACAAAGGTATTTTCAGTATAATCTACATATGCAACTCCATTTGGGTCTGCATCAAACATCGTAAACTGCCAAAAGTAACATGCACCAGTTACACGAAATAACGCACTTCTCTCAATATTATCATTTGTTGGATTCGGAACATATTTTGGTCTTATCTTTGTTTTTCTTAAATCTAAACCAACAAGTGAAGTTCCACGAGGCATGATGACACCACCATGCACACTATTCAGCTTATATAATGCATTATTTGAATTATTAAGATCATATATTGTATCTAAATCCCATGCAGGGAAATCTTGAGACTCAGAACCGTCTCTTTTAACAAATTTTGCATTAACGCCATCAGGAATTGGTATCCATCCTGGCCTGTTATCTACAATGTGCTCACCGGGGTATAATAATATAGTAGTATTACCAAATCTATCATTATCTAAACCTTGTTGATATGAAAATCTAGCTGACTCGATTAAAGCTCTTTGAATTGTCTTAAATGGACGTGTAAGGGAGTTACCTTTATTATCGACACTATCTGTTGCATCCAAATCATTTGGACTCACATATAGTATATTGCCACGCACATTTTTTAGAAAATTCTCTAATCTGGAAAGACCCATGTTATTGTTCCAAACTTATAGTATCCGTTATGGATTATTTAGCAAAGAAAATAGATACGAAAAAAAGTAATGGGGTCAATTTTTGGCCCGAATTTTTAGTCGCCCTTTTTTGGAATTAAAAGTCATTTTTGCTGGCCGATTATTTCATACGTTTATACCAAAAAGATAAAACATATCTCTCAGATTTTTCAACCTTACTTACATGATGAAGGTATTGTGAATTAGAAAATATAACCAATTTACCTGTCTCAGGTTTCACCTCGATGTGTTCAAAGACGGTCGAACCTCCGTCAAAATCATCATTTAAGTATAACATGGCAGCAAAAACGTCTGGGCCATGTATATCATTTTTGTCAAAATGAGGTTTCATAAAAGTGCCTACAGGCCAACGAACAACACCAACATAATCTAATATTATGTCAGAATCAAATCCCTTACATAAATTTGTAACTTCATGAACCACTGTTTTAAATAATTCATCATCATCAATTTCCACTGTCGTTGGATCAACTTCACCCCCCAAATAGATAGCACCGTAATTTCCATCAGGTTCAGGAACATCCATTCCTTTAGTCAAACTCTCCTCTGGATTTGAATGTGTGACCGTTGTTAAAAAAGTATCACCACCACGACTTTCATCACCATATGGTATCTCCTGATTATTTTTTTTTGCTAATTCAATGAAAGGAATACACAAGGAGGGATCAAGAAAATTTTCCTGCACATAAATCAATTTTTTCATAAAGTAATTGTGTTTCTATCTCCCCTATATTTCTCATCATTATAATTTCTTTCTTTCTCTGGAATTATATGGTGATTAGGATCTGGATAATCATTAAAAGTATCACCCTCATATTCCACAATTAAGGGATTAATATCTTTTCTTTCAGCATAAATGTGATAAAAACAATTAATAGGCAAACCACCCTGAGATTGTAGATAAACATTTTCATCATCCCACCTCTTTACTATTATGTCTTGATGTGCACCAATTGCTTGTAATTGAACTGAAATACTATCTATATGCACTAAGTCTTTCCAATAATGAGGTAACTTAATAACTTTTTGATTCTTTAATCTACCTCGACAATAAACTCCCACTTCGGGGCCCTCAATACACGCATGTCGAAGCCTCCAACCCTCTTTTGAAGGATGTTTCAAATCAAATGGTTTTGGTCTAGCATCTGCAGCACTAAATCTTGCTGATAATGTAAGTCCACCCGTGCCGATGGCAAAGATTGCATCACCAGTTGACGTAAACAATGCTCCAGTCTGATGAATATTTCCCTTTACAGCAAGAGCATTTAATGATTTTACTTTAGTATTACCACCTATCATCACAGTTCCTTTCTGAGGAGATGCAACGGTAAAGTCATTCACATTACCAAACTGTGTTGCACCTTGAATATACGCACAATGTTTCAATCCCGGTTTTCCGGGTAATGCTAATACTGTTGGTATTTTACCTTCACCACTCACACGAAGTTGTCCATCGTAAATGTGTGTTTCGTCTACTAAGTGTGCCATAGTTATTAATTAATTAAGATTTTTTTTAGAATAAGCGGGAGTTCTTGATGTGATACTTTTAATAATCGAACTGATTGTAGTAAGCGCAGCTGTGCATTTTAATCCAATCGTTCCAAGTGATTCCATCGTAATTGTTCCTGCCTCTCTGACTTTGAAATTTTTACATTTTACAACGTCAACATCACCATTCGGTGTTTTAAAAGTAATATTACCGAGACTTGTATCTGGACTATCTGCCACAAACTCTATGTTATCTGCTTGAAATTTTATTCTACCTTTTACTGCTCTAATTAGAATATTACCATTCTGACTTATGATTTGAATTCCATTTTCATATTTTAATTTTTCATTTGTATTTGCATCAACAAGAAATCTTCCGGGAGTATATATCGATGTCCATCCCTCTCTCTTACCATCTTCCTCCATTACAATTCGATGATGGGCATCTTTTGCAGAGATTTTTATAGCCTCAGTGGATGTTTTATCAGCAGAAATACCGCCGAATCTGATTACAGCATTCATTGCCGAAATGGCTTGAGTCCAATAGTTAGTTTTTTCTGACATGATTATTCTTTTTGGTATTTAGTAACCACCGTAACCACCTCCACCTCCTCCGGTGTCTGGTGGTGGTGTTGATGGTGGTGATGGTGCGGGTGATGGAGTTGAACTTGGTGTTGGTGTCGATGGTGTTGATGTAGAAGTCGATGTTGGTGTTGAACTTGGTGCAGTGGTTGGTGGTATGGTCACTTCAGATACATCAGGTTCAGCAGTAATTTGTTGTGATGCTACAACCTGTGTTTCTATATCAGCATCTGTTCTCACAACTCTTGCAACAGGAACAGACTCCCCACTGATACTTGCCTCTCTTGTTTCAAATACACGAATATTTGTTCCTGCATTTGCGGAGGTTCCAGCGAATTTTACTCCGTCAACAAAATAAACATTACCGTAGTATTCTTTGCCACCTACAAATCCATTTACGTTTAAACCAATAAGATCAAATACTTGAACAATGTCAGTTGCAATAGGTTCAACTGGTAGTGGATCTCTTTCAACCTCAAATACTGGTGTAAAAATTGCGTTAAATCCAGTATCACTTTGCATGGTAATTCTGGGAAGTGATGTAAAATTACCTGATCGTAAAACTTTTACTGATCTAATACGACCAAAAGATTCGCAATCATATTCTAAAATTGTTCCGTTCGCTGGTTCAACAATGATCTTATCAACACCACAATTATAGTTGATTCCTGATTTTTTGACAAGGACTTCAGTGAGTTTAATAATTGCCGGATATTGAGGAACTGATGATTTTGGAGGTCGGTATTTACTTCCACCATCATTTACAATAACACGAACAACTGAACCATTCCTTATTTCAGTGCTAAGAACAGCACCACTTCCTTCGCAAGGATCAATCACTTGCACTTTTGGAGGTGTTGTGTATCCAAATCCACCACGGATTAAATCAACTGCGATTATCACACCATTCTCGTCAACGACTGGATTTGCTTCAGCACCAATCCCACCACCTCCGAAAAATTCTAACTTAGGAGGGCCGCATGGTTGAGGGCCAGTTGGACATGGATCAGTTCTTAAAAGATCAGATGTCGTCAAAGCATTTACATCATCGATAGTCAGATAAGTAACTCTTTTATCTCCATTGATAAAAATATAAGTTGTTTTTGGATTGTTTTTTTCATGATCATTTGCTTCTGCAATCGACAAACCCTCAATATATCCCTCAGTCTGACTGATATATCCTACTTTTATTAAATCTAATGATAGCGGTTCAAGTGTCATTTATTTTTCTCAATCTCTTTCTTTAATTTATTTGATGAAAATGTAACGTTGATAGGTATTCCACCCTTATCATCTTGATTCTGTGGAATTTTCCTAACTTTATATGCGATGTCAACTAATCTATTAGCAGAATCTTGAAAAGTGGGAAAGTCAAAAG